TTTTGTTTTCTTCTTCAAGCTTCTGTATGTGCTGCGATTCCATACCTTCTACACTAGCAGTTAACACAGTAACTTTATTTTGTAAATCTTCAATCTTTCTTTCGTGTTCCGCAAATTTCATTTGTGCTTGATACCAAGAGCCAGTAACAATCGCAACTGCTACCATAGCTTTGATAAGAAAAGCAACAGAAATGTGAATTTGCGCATCTTCACTAATTGCGCTTTTCACTTTGCATACCAATCAATAGATTCTTTGACATCATTTGTTTTTAGGTCAAGCTCTCCATCAAAATTTGCTTTCCAAACTTTTACTTTTTTACCATTTCTAAATAAAACCACACTGGGGAAGTTTCTTAATCTTAGTTTTCTAACGGTTTCAGGAACTTTTTTTGAAGGTATAATCATCATCTGAGTTCCCTTGTAAGCACTATCACCTTCTACAATAAACTTACCTTGATAAAATTTTTGTTTACTATCACTTGACCATTCAGCTGTAAACCTTACTAAATGCATCCCTTGATAAATAGCGCCATAGAAATTTTTATCAGTTACCTCTTGCTGACCAAAAGCTAACGCTAGTAATAATAAAAATCTCATCTTACTTTAATTCTTAAATCAATTACTTGTTGTCTTAAATCTTTAATTTCATCTTGCATTTCTTCAACTATATCGTAAATCTCGTCTTGTGTTTCCTGAAGATTACCAACCTGTTGCTTGTATTGTTCATAACTTGGACTCCAATTATATCCTTCTGCTTTGCTAGGGTATTCTTGAGAGAATAAAGAGACAGGAACAGGTAGCTCTTTAGCTTCTTGAATATCTGCTTGTAGCATATACCACATTCCAATAAGACTACTAAGACCCATTCCTCCAGCTATCATAGTTTGTAAGGACAAAGTAAACTTTGACCCTAATATCTTTTCTTCACTTATTTCTTTACTCATCCTTGCATCCACAACAGCAGCAACAAGAGCAATCTTTATTTGTCATCTTCAGTCCTTTGCTTTGGTCTTTGTTTAGGTTTTCTATTAATTACAACACTTTTTGTGTATATTGGCTGTATAAAATCTTTTGTTTCCCAGTAGCGAAAATCGTTTGTATTCCAACCAATAGCATACGTATTAGGCATATAACGATATTTAAATGCTGATGTATTGTACACCTTTACCACTTTACCGCTATCAGAATAAGTTATAGTTTGGTAAGGTACAGGTTTTGTATCTGCCGTGCTTATTGTTAGCCCTATTGCTAGTCCTAATAAAAACTCAAGCATTAGTTACTACCGTTATTAATTCTTTGTGCATTTATATATAATTCTTCAAAATCTAAAGACACTGAATCCATTTGTAATTGTATTGTTCTTATTAATGAATCTACTTCAAACATCTCCCTGGACAATTCTTCGTGACTTTTTCCAATATAATATTCTTGACAGCTAAATATGCTTACCATAAATGCTAAGATAAAACCAAGTATTACAAATCCATGTAATATTCTACTTGCATCAGCCCATTCGTTTATTTTTTTACTCATCTACCAGGGCTTTCCTTTTCCTGTAGTTGGATTTTCTTGAGCGTCTATTTGATTTGCAATATTATCTTCTATTGACTTAACCTCAGTATTTCCAAGAGATGCTTTTACCCATCCAATAACTGTATCTTCATCTAGTTTATCATACGCTACAAAAGCATTATCTTTCCAAGGGTCTTTAGCTTCTATCTTTACATCACCTACTTTTTTACCTTCAGGTATATCATCGCCATCTTTATATTTTTCCTCAGAAATTTTATCTGAATCAACTCCAATAGAACCATAGCTTCTAGCAGAGTATGTAACTTTTGCACCATCTTTTGTTACTTCTTTTGAATCATTAGCGTCCCAATGAACAGATGTAACTACGTTTGATTTACTGTCTTTTGAAACCTGATAATCTAATTGATTTATTGACCATTTAATTGCCATTTTTTAACTCCATATTATATTTAATTTTTTTACGCATTTTCTAAGGCTTCTACTTTTGCTGATAGTTCTTGTATAGCTTTTACCAAGATTGGAGTGATTCTACCATAATCTACTTTCTGCATTTTTTCACCATCTTTTTCACCTGTTACTGCATATTCACATATTTCTTGTAATTCGTGAGCTATAAATCCTTCTGATTTTTCTTTTGTTGATTTCCATTTAAATTCAATAGGTTTTATTTTATTTACTTTATTTAAACCATTGGAAACTTCTTTTATATTTTCTTTTAACCTGTAATCAGAACTTGTATTGTAAGCAGTTGATGAACCAGTTACATCAATACTTCCCACATCAGTTGACTGTTTTCTAAAAGTAAGAATCGGGCCATTTGTACCTTGATTTTGCCCTAATACTAAAGTTTCGTTGTTAGATGTAGAAGCCATTTGTGTCTGACCATTACTTACATCAAAGCCAATACCTTTCTGGTCATTATGACCTGAAGCCATATTGACTATTGTGTTCCCCACCATTAAATCACCATCAGATGTAATGCGCATCCTCTCAGAAGGATTTGGGTCTGAACCATCTGCTGTCATAAATATAAAATTACCCTTAGGGGCATTATTACTTATTGTGCCTTCTACCCTACTGTCAATTCTTGCTCCAGTGTGATACTCATCACCATCCCAAACTTGGAAACCTATCTCTCCAATTGTCCATCCATCAGAAGGTACGCTTGTTGAATTTGCTTTTCTAAAATAAATAAATTCATTGTTATTGGTGTTTCTATTATTAGAAAGATATATACCATTTGATACCTGACCATCTCCTGCTGTTATTTCTAAATCACCTGTTGGATTTGCTGTCCCAATACCAACTTTACCATCAGATGTAATACGCAATCTTTCAGCAGGGCTTACAGAACCAACAGCAATAGTTTCAAAAGTCATAGCAGTACCTTGATTAGACCTATTATCACTACCATCACCAGTCGTAACAATAGTTTTAATATTACCACCTTGATAAGAATAATCTGTACCTTGACCTTCAAACATAATTTGACCAAGAATATCGCCTGATTGGGTATCAGCTTGACCACTACCAGAATTATTTCTTGCTCCAAGTGCAAGTTTTAATTGACCACCTACAGCTGAACCTGTTCCTCCAAGATTAGATTGAATTATCAATCCTGTTTCAGATGAGGTTGAAGCAATGTGTGCATTAGTGCCTGGACTATCTGTGCCAATACCTACGTTGCCAGAACTGTCTATGGTCATAGCTACGGATGTGTTGGTTTTGAAATCCATAGAATTACCACTATGATTATATCTGATTCTACCTATATCATTATCACCAGAATCACCAAAGTAGACTGCACCTTCTCCACTTGTACCAGATAATATACTTACACCAGCGTTACTGCTATTTTCTATTGCTAATTGGTCAGCAGAACCATGAACGGATGCTCCAGAATCAGCTTGTTTTACATGAAGTGTAGCTAAAGGTGAACTTTCGCCTATACCAACATTTCCACCAGATGTAATACGCATTCTTTCATTATTACCATTTGTATAAAATCTTATACCGTTACCTGTCATCGCATATATTGTTGCATCGCTTGAAGATTCAGAACCACCTTGTAGACCTGCGACATCACCAATAAAAAATGTACCTGTACTACCACGCATAAATCCAAAAGAAGCACCTTTACCATTATCAGAACCACCTTGTAATCTTATACCTTCAAATAAATTAGTACCAGCAGTCCCATCACCGATGTGTAATTTTGTAGCTGGACTTGCTGTGCCTATGCCAATCCTATCATTACCAGCATCAACATAAAACATATTAGCGTTACCACTTGATTCTATCCGTAAATCATTATCTCCACCACCTTCATTAAAAACAGTTATAGCATTGCCAATATCTACTTGATTTTCATTGCCAGCATAAATAATAACATTATCATTTAACATTCTAATTCTTGTATCTGTATCGCCTGTGTGCTTTATGTTTTCTGCAATAAAGACATCACTTGTAAATGTAGCACTCGGGGTAGACGTATCAACTGTAAATACAGCAGTACCATCATTCTGTGATACTTCAAACGCATTTGCATCGTCAGCAGCTGATGGTATTACCTCTACTTTGTTTGTTGCTAATTTTAAACCAAATGTGGTTCCGTTATCGCCGTCTTTTATAGTAACTAAAGTATTGCCGTTACCACCACCATCAGTATCGGTATGCAATAATTGTTCGTAACTACTTGCTATCGTTTGTCCGTTTAAGCTTGCCATAATTTTTTATCCTGTATGTTCTTCCCACTTAACATTATCTTCTTCCCAGTTAAGTTGAGTGATATTCCAAATAACATCATATATTGACTTTAAAAAGTTTAATTGTGTTCTTCTCCAAGTAATCATTATTCTTTTAACGCTACCATATTGTCAGCCGTTGTGCCACTTTGATACACCTGAGTTATTTGTATAGGTAGTATCTGACCACTTGCTACGTTACTAAAAGTTATACCACTTCCGCTTGTTCCCATGTTTACCTTTACATTGCCACCTGTTCCAACGTATAAAGCATTATGGCTAAGTGAACCATGATTTCCGCTGCCTATATCTATCGCAACAGCAGTTCCATAAACCATATCCGCTAAAGAGGCTTGAGCTGCTTCTGTTGCCGTCTTTATATCGTTAGTATCAGAATCTATAGTAGTAAGTAAAGCTTCATTGGCCGCATGGTCTACGTTAGCTGCTGTCAAAAGAACTTCAATAGCTGCCATGTCTACTTTTATTGCATTTGTATCAGCGTCAATCCCTGTTAACAATACTTCATTAGCAGCGTGGTCAACATTCGCAGCTGTTAATAAAACCTCTATTGCTGCTAAATCTGTAACTGCTGGGTCATCAGAGGCTAACGTAACTCTTTGTACTCCAGATGCTACTGCACCAGCACCACCAACAAAATCTGTTCCTGCTATGTTAGCATTTACATTTAAATAATTTCCATCTACCGCATTGTCTAGTAATTGCAACGCAGTAATCATTGTAGTTTGATTTGCTGCCGTAGCCCCACCAGAAGGCAAAGCAGACGATACGATATCTACTTGCACGTGACCTGCTGAGTCTACTAAAGGAACGGTGCTAGTTCCAGACCCATCGGCTGCTGTATTGGCGTATATAGTTACGCTGTCATTTGCCTTATCCAGAGAAACATCTATCGCTACATCTCCACCCTCTGTAGTTAAGGTAACATTATCTATATCAACCTTTAAAGCATCCTCTCCTGAGTTTAAAACTTTGTTTAAAAGCTCATCGGTTTGATATTTTCTTACATCTGCCATAATAAATCCTTTTACGTAAAGTCAGCCATCAAGACTCTTCTTGGGCCACCTGTTTTATCTCGTTTTTGCATACCATTCTTTTTTACTGACTCATTGTACTTGTTTTCATGTATACTTGCTAGATTTAAACTTACACTAGCAATATTACCATCACCTGCTGTGCCCGCTCTATCTTGATACAATCTTGCTTTTACATAGTCTACGATAGCGCTATGAAATACGTTGTCTACATCGGGTGTATCTGTTATTGCAGATACTGCATTTGGCTCTGCGTAGTAATGCAGTAGTAAGCCATTGGTAACCGCTTCATTGATTGGTTTATATTGTCCGTATTTACTATGATACGAACCTTCCGTATTCCCTTTTAAAGTAACCAAACCTAAATGATTGCCTTTAATAAACCATGCTATATAATCTTCGGGGTAATTGTATGTACTTGCCATTAGTCTATATCCATTGTTGGTATTTCATTTTCTAAGAGTCTTGGTATTTTTACATAGACTCCTTTTGAGTCCATAAAGTCCACTCTAAACACTTTGTTTATTTCTACACCAGAATTGGTATCACTTAGTGTATACCACTGCTGGTCCGCTACTGTATTTGTTTTAGCGTATTCTACTTTTGTATTATACTTTCCCATTTCCACAATAGCTTCATTGATTAAATTTATAATGTATGTTTCAGGAGCGTTTGGAAAGGCTTGCCTTACTCTTGATATAATCTTTTTAACAGTTAATGCGTGTACAGCCATCAGTCAGAATCCTTTCCTAGTAATCCTACCTGTGTATAGGTTCTTGTTTCGTTTTCCCAATTACTATCTACTGTTTTCCATGAACCAAGCAAGTTAAAGCTAGGTGCTGTATTTAGAGAAACAAGCGTAGAGCTTGGGTTAGTATTCAAAGCAACTAACGTTGATGATGGTGATGTGTTGAGAGCTACCAGGGTAGAGCCAGGAGAAGTGTTTAGCGAAACCAATGTCATGCTAGGGCTTGTGTTCAATGTTACATTAGTAAATGCCATTACCCACCCCTTACAATCTGTATACCTTTATCGTAATCAGCTTGTAATTTTGCTTGTTGTTTTTCCATCCAATTATATTCCGTGCTTAATACCGACAACCTAGATTGAACTTCGCCTGCATACCCTTGAGCAGCAGCTAAGTATGTTTGAGCAGCTTGAGCATACGCACTAGCTGAAGCAAAATACCCATTCCACACTTGCGCTTTTGCAGATGTCCAAGCTCCTCTTGCTTGAACCTCATTAGCAAATCCTTGAGCTTGAGATAGGGCTCCTTGTAATATAGAGTTCCATTCAGATAAATGTGCGTTTGCTCTTTGTATTTCTGTCTGTGCAATGTTTAAAGATGAGCCAACTAATTCTACGTCTTCTGCTGCCTGAGCACCAAAAGCATCTGTTGTGGCTGAGGGTTGATTCCCGTTAATAATATCTGATACTTGGTCTAAAGCATTTTTTACTCTTGTTAATTGAGATGATGCAGTAGTAAAAGTATCTTCATCATTAAAGTTATAAGTATTAATTTGACCTAATGCAGTTGTAATCGCGTCTGCTGCTGTTTTAAGTTCCGAGCTAGTGGTATCGGTATCGCCTGCTGACTCTGTTACCTCGGCAACACCTAAAACAATATTAGCCACCATTTTATTAGCATCTTCTATTTCATCTTCCGCATTTGTAACAGAAGCTTCTAATGCAGTTAATGCACCAGATATATCTGAGTTACCAGCTTTTGCCGCTAGTGCATTTTGCAATGATTTTATTGCAGCGTATAATGGCACTAAATATTCAGCTTCATCTGGAAACTTAGCTATGCCACTATCACCATCGGTGTAAGCAACAGTTGGATAAGCTAATGCTTGAACGTGAGCGTTTTGTGAATTAGATGGTTCTGGAACTACAGATAAAAGATTGTTGCTAATATAATACACAGGGTCTGTTGTAGTTGCTGCCATCATATCATCAGAATCTCTAACCCTACCTTGTAATTCAGCTGGTACAGCACGACACGGTTGATTTATAGTTCCATCATCTCTCGTAACTGCAAATACTTCAGAGCCAGCAACAGTATAGTTAGTAGAGCTACCATTTAATTCGTTAGAAGTGGTAAATAATCTTTTCTTTGAGTCTGGTAAAGACGTAAGTATTTCTTTTGCACCATCTGTTAAAAA